AACGTATCTTATACACTTTTCGACATTGGTTTAATTAAACAAGATCTATTAAATCATTTTCATATTAGACAAGGAGAAAAATTAGAAAATCCTGAATTTGGTACTATTATTTGGGACGTACTATTTGATCCGTTAACAGAGAACCTAAAAGAAGCGATAGCAGACAATGTTACAACAATTATCAATAGCGATCCAAGAATAAGCGCCAATAGAGTAATTGTTGATCAGTATGAAAGTGGCATTCAAATAGAGTGTGAACTGCAATATCTTCCATATAACATTTCTGAAAAAATGAAGTTACAGTTTGATCAAAACAACGGCTTTATAGGTTAAAGAATTAAGTACTCTGTTAACGCAAACAAATAAATACTTATAACGAGGAAAGCATAGATGTCGACAACAGATAGACAAAACAGATTACTACTTGCAGAAGACTGGAAGAGAGTATATCAAACATTTAAAAACGCAGACTTTAAGTCGTATGACTTTGATAGTCTACGTCGAACAATGATCAACTATCTGCGTGAGAATTATCCAGAAGATTTTAACGATTACATTGAATCCTCAGAATACCTTGCATTAATTGATTTGATTGCGTATTTAGGTCAAAACCTTGCTTTCCGCGTTGACCTAAATGCACGTGAAAACTACTTAGAACTTGCAGAACGTAGAGAAAGTGTATTACGTTTAGCAAGACTTCTTTCTTATAATCCAAAAAGAAATCAAACTGCTAACGGCTTATTAAAATTTGAAAGTATTCAAACCACTGAAGACATTGTAGACAGCAATGGTGTTAACCTTGCTAACCAAACAATTATTTGGAATGATCCAAGCAATCCTGATTGGTCAGAGCAATTTAGAAAAGTACTAAATGCTTCGTTGCCTGAAAACTCTATTGTAGGACGTCCTGTTAAAAAATATACAATTAACGGTATTACTACAGAACAGTATCGCTTCAATGCAACAAATTCTAATTTACCTATCTATAGTTTTAATAAAAATGTAGGTGAAAAGAATTTAGTATTTGAAGTAACCAGTGCAGGTATTACAGTAGACAAAATTTTTGAAGAAACTCCGTTACCAGGAAATAGTTTAGCATTTTTATATAGAGAAGATGGTAAAGGTGCCGGCAGTTCTAATACAGGATATTTTTTACACTTTAGACAAGGACAAATGGACAACGGTTCTTTTACTGTTGACAATCCTAATACTAATCAAGCGATAGCAATTGATGCAACAAACATTAACAATTCAGATGTATGGTTATACAAACTTGATGCGAATGGTAATGAACAAGATTTATGGACTAAGGTAGATGCTGTTGAAGGTAACAACGTAATTTATAACAGTTTGAGTAAAGATCAAAGAGACATCTATACAGTTTTAACAAGAATTGAAGATAGAATTAGTTTATTATTTGCTGATGGCACATTTGGTAATTTGCCTAAAGGTAGATTTAGAGTTTACTACAGAAAATCAATTGGAAGAAAATATAGTATTCAACCTGAAGAACTTACAAACATTACAATAACTGTTCCTTACGAAACAAGAAGCGGAACAGCAGAAACAATGACTGTAACTGCTTCGTTAAAATACACAGTTGATAATGCAAGTTCAGCAGAAACAAGTAGAAGTATTAAAGAAAATGCACCGTCAACATTCTATACACAAAATAGAATGATTACAGGTGAGGATTATCAAGTTGCTCCAAGAGCAATTAGCCAAGAGATTATAAAAAGTAAAAGTATTAATAGAACGTCAAGCGGAATTAGTAGATATTTTGACTTAATCGATGCCACAGGCAAATATTCAAGCACAAACATTTACAGTGATGATGGTGTAATTTATAGAGAAATATTTGATAAACGTGTAAACTTTTCTTTTGTTACAAGAACAGACGTCGAAGGAAGAATTGAAAACGTAATTCAACCTATTTTAAGAAATACATTAATTAAAAACTTTTACCTAAGCGAATTTCCAAAAACATTTGCTGGAGACTTAGGTGCAAGTTGGAATCAAGTTGCAAAACAAACAAATAACTCAAGCGGTTATCTTACAGACACACTTGATATTAAATTAACAACAGGTACATTCACAGGAAGTACTTTAAGATATTTAGAACCAGGATCTCTTGTTAAATTTATTGCACCAGTTGGGCAACATTTTATGAGAAATGACTTTAATAAATTAATGACAGGACCAGCAGATCATCCAAATGCTACATCTTTTATTTGGACAAAAGTAGTTCAAGTAAATGATGATGGAACAGAAAATTTTGAAGACGGACAAGGTCCGATTATTTTTAATGATGTTATACCATCGGGAGCAGTTTTAAATGAAATAAAACCTAAATTTGCAACAGGGTTAACCACAGATGTTATATCTCAAATGATTGATCAAATTTTTGCATACAAAACATTTGGCTTAAGATACAGTGTTGCAGATAGAGAATGGCGTGTTATTTTAAACAACAATCTTAGTATTGGTAACGCATTTAATACAGGTAGAACAGGTGATTCATCAAATCAAAACTTAGACTCGAGTTGGTTATTGTTATTTGAAACAGACGGCGAAAAATATACAATAACTTATAGAGGTGTAAGATACGTCTTTGAGAGTGATAAAGAAGTTAGATTTTACTATGACGAAACAGATCAAATATATGACAGTAGATCTGGTAAAATTATAACAGATAGAATTAACTTATTATCTATTAATCAACAACCTGATAGCGTAGATCCTTTTACGATTGATTATCCTTGGCAAATTACTAAAGAATATCGAGATGAAGAAGGATATGTCAACAGTAAAAAAGTAGAAATTAGTTTCTTTGATAGTGACGCAGACGGAGTAATTGATAATCCAGATTCATTTACAAACTTTGTAGCACCAGATACGAATCCTTTAACTAAATGGGTATTTGCTAAAGAAGAAATTTCTAACAATCAATCAACAAACTACAATTATGTAGATGCTACTACAGAAAATATTAGAGTTTTTGAAACTGAATCTGCAACTGGTCCGTTATCATTATACGATAATGGCACAATTTTTTATTTTGTCGACGCTGATGTTTTCAAAACTTATAGTTCAACTACAGGTGTATTAACATTAATTACAAATTATAAAGCATACAGAGGTAGAGATAAAATTAAATTCCAGTATGTACACAGTGCAGATGAAAATAGTAGATTAGATCCAAGTGCTACAAATATTATTGATACATATTTGTTAACATCTACTTACGATAAGCAATTTAGAGAATATTTAAAAGATGTAAGAAGCACTCCACCTTTAGCACCGAGTTCAGATCAATTATTTCAAAATTTTGGATCTGCAATTAATAAAATTAAATCAATCAGTGATGAAGTAATCTATCATCCTGTGAAATATAAAATTTTATTTGGAGACAAAGCAGATACAGATTTACAAGCAACATTTAAAGTTGTAAAAAATGCAGAGCAAGTTACAAATGATAATGATATCAAACTTCGTATTATTACTGCAATTAATCAGTTCTTTAGTTTAGAGTTCTGGGACTTTGGAGATAAGTTTAGTTTCACTGAACTTTCAACATATATAGTTAATTCATTAGCACCTGATATTACAACGATTGTTTTAGTACCAAAACAAACTGATAAAGTTTTTGGAAGTTTATATGAAATTACAACCGAAAGTGATGAGATCTTTATATCAAGTGCAACAGTTGCAGATGTTGAAATTATAGATTCGCTAACAGCATCAAGATTAAAGGCAAGTGGTGCTATAGTAACTACAGCATCAACTGAAAATGCTGGTATTACATCGAGTACTAATACTACAAGCACAAGTTCTAACACTACAGGAAGTAATTATTAATGGCAAATGATATTGATCAGAATGAGTTTCCAATAAATCCAGATGGTGAAAATGAGAAAAGAACCAGTTTAACTCACCTTCCTCGTTATTTTAGAACTACTCCTAATAAAAAGTTTTTATCAAGCACAGTTGATCAATTAATTCAACCAGGCGTTGTTGAAAAACTTAATTCATACTACGGTAGAAAAAATGCAAAAGCATTTGATGCTGAAGACAATTATGTAGGTGACGTATCTAAACAACGTGAAGATTATCAATTAGAACCAGCAGTGGTTTTAAAAGATGATGTTGATAATGTTACGTTTTACAAAGATTACAACGATTATATTAATCAACTAAGATCATTTGGAAACAGAAATTTAGATCATAGCAAAATAAATGCTCAAGAATATTATGCATGGAACCCGCATATTGATTGGGACAAGTTTGTTAACTTTAGAGAATATTATTGGTTACCAAGCGGCCCTCAGGTATTGCCGATATATGGACAATCCAAAGAAGTAGTTTCAACTTTTAAAGTATCATTGGAGGAGAATGATGACAATGTAGCATACAAGTTTACACCAACAGGTTTAACACAAAATCCTACTTTAAAACTTTACAAAGGTCAAACTTACATATTTGAAATTGATACTCCCGGACATCCGATCGCATTTGCAACTAACAGAGCCTTTACTCCAGGACAAGCAATTATCACAGAAACTGTTGAAGGTGTGTTGGCACCTGGTAAGTTTGAGGCAGAAATTTATGACAGCGACGGATACGACACTGGAGAATACATAGTAGAGCCAGTTGAAGGTGGTATCACAGGATGGACAGAAGGCGATAATATTTCTACACTTTATACTGATGGTGTAGAATCAGCAACAGTGTTT